TGACAACCGATCTGATCCCTAATGCCGGAGGCACTCAACCAGTTGCAGTTGAGAACCAGTGGACTCACTACGGAACACCCGACCTTCACCCCGAAGGCTACAATGTGGTTTCCGACCTGCTCATTGGCGTTGCTGCTTCGCTAGTAGGTGAACATGCAGGTTCAACGCTTGAAATCGATATCATGGTTATCGGAGAGCCTGTTAAACTCACTGAGGCCGACATGACTGAAATGCTTACTCAGCAACAAGACCTGTGAGGTGGCTTAATTGCCATATGATCAGAACGGTAGGTTCTACACTACACGCCTTGAAGACGACCTCAAAGGGCCGGACGCTGCTAAGCGATTAAGTGAGCGCGCTGCTAATGCCAAAAAGTATGGTAAGTTGGGCGCAAAGGCTGGCTCAGTTATTCCCCTTGGCGGTTCTGCAGTAGGGGGGGCTTTGGGTGCGATTGGTGGTTTTATCCTTGGCGATCAGACTACAGTGTTCCCTGTTGATATGGTAGCCATTCCCGCCTACCAAGCATTCATGATTCAAGGAACACCTGCATTTCAAATCTACATCAAAGAAGGTGAAGTCTTGACTCAAGTTATGCCGACTGATGCCATGGAGGCTTCCGATATAGTTGAAGCTTCAAATGATTCTAAAACGAAGCTATCCAAAAAACCTCGTAAAAAGTCAAAGTATCACACCGCATACGGCAAGCACTTCAAAGCACTAGCACCCAAATACAAATTGAAGTCCGGTTCATGGGCTAAGGACGGGTTCAAGCGTTGCCAAAAGGCAGCACATGCAGCGACAAAGAAGGGGATGAAGTAATGGCAGTGCATGATATTAGAGAGAGTCTTGAAAACAGTCTGATCGTTTCTACCAGTGGCTTAACCATCATTCAAAAGAAGGTTGAGTTGAAGCGTGGTATGCGCCATGAAGTATTGGCCTGTGACATATTTCAAGACGCAGTCCTTTCTACGGATTCACCGTACGCGTATGTTGAGTTCTTTGTTACTCCTTACCCTGTAATCTATTCAAACATGGACATTGCGCCATTCGTTGCCAACCGCGGACCAGTGGCGGCTTCGGATAGTGTGCTTTTCAAGGCTAATATGGATGTTCAAAGAAACAATGAAGGCAACTTCACATTTAATCAGATCAACCAATTCCCTTCGCCTCAAATCAGTGCAGGGCCATCGTTCTCATTCTATACGCCGTTCGTTTACTTTACTGCATTCGTTCACGGCGACTTTGGTTCTCAGTATGAGGACATGGCCTTTTCTTTCCTATTGCGTGTCAATTCATCGAAAGCCACGAACACATCATACGGTTTAGGGTTGATCAGAGAGCGTTCCGTTGCTCAAGGTATCAACTTGATGAATCAAGGCCGAATCATACCAAAGGCTGCCAATGTCGGGCAGATATTCCCCGCTTGGAAGTATGGTGGCATTCGTCCCGAGCGCATGATTTTAGGCACTGCAGCCCGTAACTTTTGGTTAAATTACTCAGCGGATTCAAGTGAAGCCATGATATCAACTCCAATTGTCCGAGGATATTTACAAAGCGCACGAGCAATGCAAGGATTTGATGAGGCATTTGGCCGAGATAGCCCAACAGTAGGGCCAATTCCCGATTGGATTCGTTTCGGATTGAACCGTGGTTTAGTGAGTGGCCCTATACGCGCTCAACAACCACCTCGGAAACTTGCAGACAATGGCAACACCTTAATGTTCTGATCATGGACGCAATTGCCCCCATTGATAAGGAACAAAACGAACGCATCGTTTGGTGCGAACGCCTACTCTATCTCATCGTCATGTTGCAGTTTCCGCAACTGGCGAGCCTCGCGTTTTAATCGGGCGCACTTTCCGCATGTGAGAGGTTGATGGCCGCCTTTACGCGTCCATGATGTTCTCCACACCTCAGTATGGCATTGAGGACATTTGAATCGAACCACTGCACTCACCACACACATGCCATTTTCGTCCACCGTAGCCACCTTCATTCGTCCCGGTGGCCGTCATCATCCATTCACCATCAAGGCGTTCGTTCTGATCGGCTGAAACCCATGAGACATCAAAGCATATTTTGCACACATTAGCGAACCTCATAGAGACTCCCCCTTGAGCATGAAATAGCATTCGCCACATATTTTCAACTTTTTACCCTTGATTCGGAATGGATTATACCAAACATACTCTGATCCATTAGTGCATTTTCCTATCATACACTGATGCGGTGCGCCAGTCCATCGTCGACTCATTCAATCCACCCCTTGTCGATGGCATCTGCCAACTTTCCGGTATCTCTGTAGAGTTGATTCAACCCGACGATGACCTTTTCCGCCCGCGGTATGCTGTTGAAATTAGGGAACAATGCTCGCATCAATTCGACCAGATCTAAAATGCGGTCTTCAATGTCTTCTATCGCGTCCATCCTCGTCATTGATACCACTCCGGGTACGCGCCATGCTGCTTCAAGTAAGCATCGGCAGCCTTAGCCATTTTCAATCGGTTCTCATCCAGCATGAGCAACTGTGAGCGCACCCACATGGAGAAATTATCCATGTCGGCCGCGAGTTGCCATGTTTCGTCGCATAATGATATCACTTTGGTTCTCATCACTCTATCCGAGGGCCGTTGTAGATATATATTCATCGTTCTGATCTGTGGAGGCGAAGCCGAAACTGTGTTTTTAGTGGTGGATGTGCGTTTAGCGTAAGCCTATCAGCCCCGATAACCTGCGCGCATTAACCCAGCGGAGCGCGGCCGCGCATATAGGTGTGATTGACTCGCTTCGCTCGCGGAGATGGGCTGCAGATTTCATGCTCTGATCCTGCTCATTTTACTTATTACACCGATTTCAGATCGGGAAATTTTTTTGCAGTGCAGCGGTTTTTGGACTAAAAAAAACAATATCCTATTTTTCGGTTTAATTTATACACTGTCGATGCAGCCATGCAACCATGGCCCGAGCAGCACGAGACTTGATTTTGAGAGACAGACTACAATTTGATGTAAACGGAAGTGGTAACACCGCCCTAGTTTATGGACGAGTTGATCTGAGCGATTTTGTAAATATCGTTAAGAAAGAAGGTATGGCTATCAAAGAGATTCGCTACAACCTCCGCGCACCATCAAAGCCGAACGGTGTCCTACATGCGACATTAACTGAAACAGCAGGTGTAACACCAATCAACGCCAGTATCAAAGTGTTCGCTACTACTACAGCGTATGAAAATGCTGCAGATGTAGGACTAGCATCACCGGATGTCATCAACATGCTAGAGATGACAACCGATCTGATCCCTAATGCCGGAG